CCGTGGTTCATCACCAGCCCGCCGGGGCGCACGGCGTCGAACAGCCGCTGGCAGTACAGCGGCAGGTTGGCATGGCCGACATGCTCGAACATGCCGACGCTGACGACCTTGTCGAAACGGCCATCCTGCGGCAGATCGCGATAGTCCATCAGCTCCAGCTGGACCCGATCCTGCAGCCCATCCTCGGCCACCCGTTCGCGGGCCAGCTCGAGCTGCTCGCGGCTCAAGGTGATGCCGAATACCTTCGCGCCGAACTCGCGGGCGGCATAGCGAGCCAGGCCGCCCCAGCCGCAGCCGACATCCAGCAGACGTTCACCAGGCTTGAGCCGCAGCTTGCGGCACAGGTGGCGCAGCTTGGCCTGCTGGGCCTGTTCCAGGTCCTCGCTACCGGTTTCGAAATAGGCGCAGGAATAGACCATGTCCTTGTCCAGCCAGAGCCGGTAGAAATCGTTGGACAGGTCGTAGTGATAGGAAATGGCCTCGGCGTCGGTCGCCTTGTCGTGCGCCTCGCGCGAAGGCAGTGGAAAGTCGTCCTCGCCCAGCGCCCGGGTGATCACGTCGCCGATGCGGATCACCTCATGCACCGGCCCAAGCAGGTCGATCTGACCTTCGACGTAGGCCGCACCGAGCACGTCCAGGCTTGGCTGCGCCAACCGAGTCACCAGATTCGGGTCCTTGATTACCAGGGTGACGCAGGGGGTTGGCCCGATGTCGATCTCTTTGCCGTCCCACAGTTGCAGCTTCAGCGGCAAGGCGAGTTCTTTCAGGGCCGGTAGCAATGTCGCCAGCATGCTCCATCTCCTTCTAGTGCATCCGTAAAAATCCTAGACCATGAAGTGAAAACTGTAGGCTATGGTGATGATAGTTTCATGCTATGGGCTCAATGGCTGCGAACGTGCAGCCGATCGCCCGAGTTCACAGCTTTGCCAGAAGAGGTCGTATGGCGCCCGCCTGTTCACAACGCGTACTGATCCTGGTCGCCAGTGGCCCCAGCACTCCGGCGCGCTGCGCCGCGCCCTTTCATATCGCCACACTGCTGGCCTGCATGGACGCGCAAGTCACTCTCTACCTCACCGGCGAGGGAGTGCAGCTGGCTCGGCGGGACATTGCTGAAACCCTGGTGGTGGTCGAAGGCGGCGAGCCGGTCCGGCACTTCATCCGCAACGCCAAACAGGCCGGCGCGCGCCTGCTGATGTGCCGGCAGCCGGGCATGCAGGTCGACCCTGCGACGCTGATCGCCGAACTGGACGAAATTTCCAGCGGCGGCGAGCTGGCGCAGATGATCCTTGAGTACGACCGGGTGCTGACGCTATGAATGTGCAGGGTCTCGAATTCCCCGACGCGCTGCGTTACGCACCGGAGCACAGCCTGTGGCTGCGTGAAGAGGTAGACGGCAGCGTCACCCTCGGCCTGACTGCCTACGGTTGCGCGCTCTACGGCCAGATATTCGCTTTTACTCCCAAGCGCGTCGGCGCCCGTATCGAGCGCGAGCGCAGCTTTGGTGTGGTGGAATTCGCCAAGGCGGCATCCTCGGCGCGCAGCCCGCTCGCCGGTGAGCTGCTGGCCGTCAACGAGGCGCTACTCGAGCGACCGGTGCTGATCAATCAGGATTGTTACGGCGATGGCTGGATGGTCCGCCTGAGGCCGGAAGACTGGGGTGCGGTGCGCGAGGAGTTCCCGCTGGGCAAGGCCGCCGAAGCCGCCATCGCCGAACGCATGCGGCTCGACAACTTCGACCCGGCCAACGCCCATGTGCAGGCCTTGCGGTGGAAATAGCGGTACTGGAAGCGCGGTAGATGACTTACAAAACCATCTCAAACACCGCGCAAAGACGCTGACCGCGTTGCGCCAGACCTCTCAGGGCTTGTCCGGCGTCGAGCTGTCCAGCACCTCGAAACAGCTCGCCTTGATCGCATGGTCCAGCTGGCGGATGCAGATATCGATGGCCAGATCGCGAGTGCGCTTGTTCGTCCACTCCAGCTCGGCCAGCGTCTCGATCAGGTCCTGGTGGCCGTTCTCGTTGAGCAGTATCCCGTGCTGCACCGTCAACGTACGACCCTGAAAACTCAGCTGCACCGGGTCGCGCCCGACGACGGACGCTCCTTCGGCCAGCAGGCAATCGATATGGTCACGTAGCGCATGCAACGCACGACGCTCTTCTGGCGAATTACCCACTACGGCCTCTCCTGTCCCTGGAAAGAAAAACCGCGATTGTGACGCGCTTCGCGCTGGAGTGCGATGGCTTTTTGATATTGCGAATTGAGGCAGACTGTCGCGGCGTGACTGCGAGGATGGAGCGGGGGGCGGATGGCGGAAGGCAGTGAGAGTCGAACTCACCCGGGAACGGCTGCCGTCCCCAACCGGGTTTGAAGCCCGGCCGCACCACCGGGTGCGATTGCCTTCCTTATTGATTTACAAGGAATTTTCCTGCCCCGACTGTCGCTCAGAGGCGGGAGTGTCGAAGAAGTGTCGAAAATCCCTAGCAGGACCAAACGCTAACACGTCTTGCAGATGATCGGGCGCAAGGTGCGCGTATCGCATTGTCATCGCCAGGGACGAGTGACCGAGAATCTTCTGCAAGGTCAGGATATTGCCACCGTTCGCGATGAAGTGTGAGGCGAAGGTATGCCGCAACACATGCGACTTTTGTCCCGCAGGCAACCCCAGCCCGGCTCGCGAAACCGCCTCATCGAAACGATCCCGGCAGTTGGTGAACGCACCGTGTTCCCGAAGATGTTGGCGAATCCGATCTGCCAGCTTCGGATCGACCGGCACCACACGACGACGCTTCGACTTCGTGTTCACGAACTGGAGCATGCCATCGCCCACCCGACTGATCGTGAGCCCTTGCGCTTCACCCCATCGGCAACCCGTTACCAGACAGATCATGGCGATCAGTTCGACATGCGGGTGCGTCATGCTGCGCAGTACCTGGAACAGCCGGTCGATCTGATGGCTGTCGAGGTAGGACAGTTCCCTTTCCTGCACCCGAATCGCTCTGAGCATCGAGAGCGGGTTATCGAACTCGATTTCACCAAGTCGCCGCAGCTCATTGAACATTGCCCGCAGGTAGGACAGCTCATTGTTCAGCGTTTTCGGGCTGATGCCGGACGCGAGGCGCTTGGCGCGGTACTCCGCGAAATCGGTAGCAGTGAAGGCTATGGCCACAGGGTCTTTCAGGCGTTCGACCATTCGATCCATGATGACGCGGCGACCGTCATAGTCGGACAGCGACTGACCGTGCAGACGACCCCAGCAGTTCACCAGTTCGGAGAGGCGTCGGCGATCCTTCGGCTTCGGTGACCATTGCGGGCTTTCGATCAGCTTGGATCGGCACGTCGCTTCGAAGCGTTGAGCTTCGCCCTTGGTCTTGAAGGTCTTGCGGAATCGCTTGCCCTTGATCGGCTCAACATCGACCCGCCAGCGACCGTCAGCAAGTGCCTGTATCGCCATCAGACGGCACGCCCCCAGCGCACGTGTCGTTCCTGCAACAGGTCCTTGATGTGCTTGTAGAGGTCGCGCTCGCTCATATCCTTGGCGGCGTAGTGGTCGCGGATCACTGGCCAGCATTCCCATTGCTTCAGTCGATCAAATGCGGTCTTAGCGCCCACTCGCTCCCGCGCCAGCAGGCTTACGAAGTTTCCCAGGAACAGCTCCACGTTCTTGCCTGAAAAGCCTCGAGAGGTCTTGTAGTACCGCTTGTATTCCGTCTCATCGATCAGGGAATCGACCGGCAGATCGACCCGCGCGTCATCGCGCATCAGCGTCCAGATCGGCTCGTAATAGCCGGGGCGGGCGATGAGCTTGAATTGGCTCAGGCCATAGCGCCACAAGCCGTCCAAATGGGCCGAGAAGGCCGCAAAGGAGTCCGTGTCGATGGCTTGGGCGGTCTTCACGTCTACCGAGCCGCTGGCGAACTGCTGGATCACGGAGTGGTGATAGCGAAGCTCGACGCGCCACACGTCAGCGCTTGGGTCGTAGTTGTCCGGGTCGTTCGGGTCCAGGGAGTCGCGGCGACGCCAGATGCTTTCCCAGAAGTCGAGCTTATCGGTCGCGCGGGCCTGTTCGGTCTTGTTGTAGATACACAGCTGGACGCCACCAGCAGAGCCGAACATGGACGTTTCGCCCCGGCCGTAAACGCTGGATTTGGTGGCCCACTCCAGTTCCTTGATGCCGGATATATCCCGGTGTGTCCGAGCGCGGCAATGCAGGCGCGCTACCAGATCAACCGGAGGCTTCCAGCCCTGGAGGTCCAACGCCAGGTGGACGGCGCACTGGTTGCGTTCGCGGTTGGTCATCACGGCTGCGGCGTAGTAGTCCATCCGCTCTTGCAGACGGTCCGGCGACAGCGCGTCGATGGCGTGCGGCGACACCTCGATTTTCAGGTGCGGCCCGATGTTTTCCAGCTTGGCGTTGAAGTTCTTGATGAGCAGGATGAAGCCGAGGTCGGCGTTCTGGAGCTTGTACTGGTAGCCAGAGTCCCGGCCGACCCGTCCCGAGTGCCAGACTTCGCCAGCAAACTCCACCATCGCGCCCGGCTTCTCGAAGAGTGCCATGACTTCGGGACGGATCAGTCCGCGATACAACTGGCGGACGGTATCGACGCCGCAGCGCAGCAACCGGACCTTCGACAGATCGGTGATCGCCGCAGTCCCTGGATCAACGAACAACCGTCCGCGCTTGGTCGGATTGCCGGTGATGTGGTCCAGTCTCGCTTGGTCTTTAACGCTCATTCTTGAATCTCCAACAATGTCCATTAACGGACGGTTTCAACTCGCTCTATCTGACGTGTTACAGGGACGTCAGCGGGGCGCCGCCGCGCCGACGCCGGCGCCCGATGCGCTACGCTGGCGAGCGCCGGCGTCTGGCTCGCGGCGCGTAGAACTGAGCGACGCCACTGGATCAATCACGCTGGTAACCGCACCTCGCCCCGTCCAGGGCGTGATGCGTTCGCCGTCGATGTCGCAGTACATATCCATCTGCCCGGCGAAGAAGCGGCACTCCCCGAGCGGTACAACGCGGGTCAGGCCGCTGTTCGAGACGAGGACGACGCGGGCGGTCTTGCTCACTGGCTTGGCGCTTCCGGTGTTCTGCCAGTAGATCCCGTCTGACTCTGGCTCCTGGGGCGCAGGTGGACGCCATGAGCCCACCGGGGCCATGACGTAGCCGCCCACGCGCCATGTCATCGACATGACCGGCCCTTCGGGTTTGCTGTACACGGCGGTTGCTGCGCGGGAGGTGCGTGATGGCGCTGGCTGGGGTTCAGGCGTTGCCACTGGCGCCGGCTCGGGTGGTTTGGGTACTACCGGCGTGCTGAAGAACGAGCGCACGCCCATCACGCCGAAGACACCGCACACGGTGACGATGCCGATCAGCCCCCACAGGCCCCAGGAGCGCAGCAACGAGGCGCGCCCATCGGCTTTCGATTCATCACCCACATCACCCGTGGCCGATTGCGTGGCCGACTTGTAGTAGCACCACACGGTGGGCTTGAAGGTCCCAGCGGTCTGCCGCAGCAGGGCGGTTTTCGGTGGCCGCTGGCCCTTGGCGGCTCCCCGGTAGATATCGACCCGGTAGTACTTCTTGGACTTCTTGACGATGCGGTAGGTGGTTTCGACCAGCAGGGTGACCCAGGTGGCGATCTGCTCTAGATCCTGGGTGACCAGTACCACGCGCATCGACTGGCCCTTTTCATCGACCCGGTGACGGTGCTCGGCCAACAGCGCCTTGTCTTCGAGTGCCGCCGCGTTGGTCTTCTGCCCCTTCGGCCAGCGGCGCCAGAGCTCGTCGAGGACCAGCACGCAGCCGTTGGGGGCCAGCTCGGAAAGATCGCGGCGCTCGAACCAGTCCGGCGGTAACTGGGCGATGGTGCCGCCGAATTCGGCCAGCAAGGCATCGACCTCAAGGGGGATGTTCGTCACCACATGCCGGCCCTGTTTCAGGCTGGGGATGATGACGTGTTCAACGACTCCGTAGCTTTTGCCATGGCCGGGCATGCCGGTATATGCGTCGATCGCCATAGGTCACCCGATGATCGGAATGCGGCGAATGAGAAAACGCAGGACGTAGGCGCCCAAGATCATGGTAAGCCCCGGCCCAATCTGAAAAGCACTGGTGAAGTAAACGACGCTAGGCGGTATCCCCTGCAAAGCGTCTTTTGCGTCATAGACGAAGTCCGGAACAGGTAGGCTATAAATCACAGCCCATGCCCAGCCCTGAATATGAATAAAGAGCTCTGAAATAGCGGCACGAATTGCTTCAAACAGCGTGCTGAAGAATTCGTTAAAGAAGTCGAACAAGCGCTGAAAGGCATCCCAGACAGGATCAAACAGCGACTTGAAGAATGACTTGATGGCTTCGATCATGTTTCACCTCACGCGCTGAGCAGAACTCGAACGGCCAGAAGACCCCATACAGCAAGAAACACGGCACTAAGAATTCCGCGAATGTCGTCGAACAACTGGCAGTGCGAATCGAATTGAATGCGAGCGTTAAATAGTTCGAAGGAGCCCACAGGACAGGCACCTTGCCCTTCTGGAAATTTGAGACCCGCTAAAGCCTGGCCTAGAGGTGAAGCGGCAAAGTTGTTCGACAGACCTTCGAAAAACTTGCCTTCATAAAACTGGCCATCCGGATTGGAGACATCAGCAATATCAGCAGTGGCATTAACGTAGCCTTTGGTGTCTTCACTGAAACTACAGCGTTCATCGGGACAATTTCCGACGCCGGCACCATGGTCCCCACCCACGTCGTCGTCGCCTTCGCCATCCCCTGTTCCGCTGCCGCCACTGCCGCCCCCGGAGCTTCCGCCGTCGCCATTACCCGACCCATCGCCGTCACCGGAGCCGCCATCGCCTGAGCCACCGTCAGAGCCGCCGCCAGATCCACCACCACCCGAACCGCCTCCGTCCGAACCATCGCCGGGATCGGTGGGATCGGTTGGGTCCGTTGGGTCCGTTGGGTCCGTGGGGTCGGGATCCGGCGGGTTGTTCGGGGAGCAGAAAGTGCCGTTGTAGGTGTAGCCCTCCGGGCACTTGTCGCCATCCTCGGGCGGTGGCGTGTCGTCCGGGTCCTGGGTATCGCCCTCGGACGGGTTGCCGGGGGTCTGCAAGGTGCTTTCGTTGCACTCGATGCCGTTGCCGGTATAGGCGTAAACGCCGAATACACCGGGCGGGTTGCCGCTGGTGTAGACGTAGACGTTGGAGGCCGGGGTGTAGGTGAAGGCGTACTGGCAGCCGTTACCGCAGACAGACCCAGGCGGGTCGATAGTGGGCTGGCCTACAGCGGCCTTCATCAGGTGTTCGTGGCTGACGGTCTGGCCGTTGGTGCTTTCACACTGCTTCGGTGTTGGAACCGGGCACTCGGAGTTGTACCCCACTACCGTGTTGTTTTCGTCATCGCATTGCTTGAGCACACGGACGTGGCCCGAAACGAAGTAGCCATCTATCGAGCCATGCCGGCACTCGTGCTCTGGATACGGGTTGGACGGCTGCCCAACCATCGTCCAGGTGCCTGACGGCGGCCAGAGCGCTTTACATGCCGCAGTCGACGCGACAACGGCGGTACTCCCGCCCCATTTCCCCGAGCCGTCCAGCCGAGTCGCAAAATAGGATTCGGCGAATACCGAGCCGCTGACCAGCCCGAGCAGGAAAACGAAAAGCAGCCTCATCCCTACCACCTCGAAAAGATCGCGTAAGCGCAGGCCGATCCGATGCAGAAGAAGGCGAACTCCCAGAGCGCTTGCATGGCTACCTCGCTAAGAGAAAGGCCGGCGCTAGGCCGGCCCGGGTTGCTGGTGAGCGTTACGAACGCAGGAAGCCGAGGACGACGCGGGCACCTTTGATGCCGGCGTATACCGCTGCCAGCAGGGCCGCGACGGCGAGGACGCCACCCGCGATGGTCGAGAAATCGACATCGGCGGTCAGGGCGCTGTAGTCCCAGCCGGCAGCGTGGGAGGCGGAAGCCGCGATGGCGAAAGGAACGGCCAGGGCCAGATCGCGGGAAACGCGTTTGAGGTTTTGCATGGTGGTCACTCCAAATGGGTTTTCAGGCGTGCTTGAGGAAGTCGAGAACGGCCTTACAGCCGATGCCGATCAACAGCACAGTGGTTACGAGCGTGAATCCGATCCCGAACACCTGGGCCAATACCGCGGGGTCCAGTTGGCTCGGGTCGAACTGTTCTGGAAGCTGGACCAAGACCCAGCCCCCGGAACACAGGGGCGCCCCGCCTGCATCGACCGAGACGGTGCCGTCGCAGGTGAGCGCGTAAGTCATTCGCCGGCCTGCTCGAGGTCGGCGGTTTGTTCGGAGGGTTCGCAGTCAGGGCAGACGGCGAAGTGGGGCGGCAGGCTGAGGTCGGGCAGCAGGTCGCTTTGCGGCGCGGGCAGCGCCATGAGCTTGCCCATGTCGTTTCCGCAGCAGTCGCAATACACCCGGTCATCGATCAGCATGGCCGCCCCTCCCGGTTAGTTGGCCTTGGCCGGGTCGCCGGCTTTAGCCTGGGGTTGAGCTGGGGTGCGCGGGGTTTCGGCTGCGGCGCGGGTCTGGACGGCTTCGAGCTGGAGCGCCAGATTCTTGCCCTTGTTCTGCCCACCACGGGCAATCTCGAAGTGGATGCGCACCAGTTGCAGCGGCTCGAACTGCGCGCCGGCTGCGAAGATCTCGTCGGCTACTTCGTCCGCTGCTGCCATGCCGATGATCGACAGGCCGTGTTCGGTCTTGCCGTCCGGCTCATCGCCGTAGAAGACCTTGATGTACTTCTGGCCCGCTTCACCGTCGAAACGTTGAGTGCCGAGAAATGCAACTTCCATAGTCGAACGTGCCATCTTGTGTTTCCTCTCTCTAGTTGCGCTTTATTGCGCTGCTTTGCTTTCTGCAGGCCGAGCGATCCCGAACGAGTGAAAAAGCAATTTCACTGCAATCGGCTTGTTACTTGGCTTGCGGGTTAATCTGTAGCTCTAGTTATACGCGCTTGAAACGGTCTTTTTTCATACCCAAGGAATTATCAAGTTGCATGGTTTATTGGCATGAATAGCGACGAATCGACACTTAACCACCACGCTCAAAACAAAATTAATTAATAAACATCACCCTCTTAACACCAAGGGCCCTGCCCTTGTCATCCCGCTCTTGCCGCCGAGGGCTCGGGAGCG